GCCTCTTGGAATTGTAAAATTAAATATAGCATTTGTTGATGTTCCCGTATTTGTTACGGATGCTGGAACTGTTGATGCCACTGTAGTAATAGTTCCTATTGCTACTGTTGCTGCTGCTCCTGTTGCACCTGTGGGTCCTGGATGTGCGTCCAAATACGCATCTACATCTTCAGCTAGTCTCTCAAGGTCTCTTGGAACGTCTGGAGTGTCTGTGTAGACTGGATAACGAAAACCTTTTCCTGTTGTAGTCATTTTTTAATTATACCACCTTGTTGGTTTTACGCCAAAATCCTGGGGACATGTATTTTATCCCAGAAATGACTGGAAGAGATTCATGGTAGTATGGCTCTACTGATGGAAATATAACTATGCTACCAGCTTTTGGTTTAATTTTAATGTCTTGTTCTTTAAAATAAATTTCTCCGCCTTCGTATTTATCATTTAAATATAAAACTACAGATATATTTGGGTCTTCGCCATTGCCATAATCATCTACGTGTGGCCCCATAGATTTACCAGTAGAGTACTTACTTATAGATAATGGCATGAGAGAACCTATTTCAATTTTTTCAATTTTTGCATAATGTTGAGATGCTCCGACAATAGCATTTTTAAGTATATTATTAATTCTTCTAATGTCTGGATGATTATCTTTATCTACATTATTTGTAAATCTTTTTTGATATCCAAATACATATTCTATATCTCCACTTGCTGCCCATTTATTCCATTTTGGAATACTTGTATTTTCTGTCAATCCTCCGTCAGACAATTCAATTAAATTAATTAAATAATCTGGATCTGCAATAACATTTTCGTAATAATGTATTTTGCCGTACTGTGTTAACTTTACGTTATCTATTAATTCCATTTTTTTCATTCTCATTATCTCTTGTATTTTTACCAGATTTGGATTCCGCTATTTGTCTTTCTCTATCCATTTGTCTCCACAATTCTTCTCCATATTTGTCTTTATTGGCATGCCATTCTTTAGAGCCTGGATAATTATACATATAAAAACTTCTAATAAAATATTTAATTCCATTTGTTACTGTCTTTACTCCATGATAATAAGGAGCTCTTGATGGAAAAATTGTTACATCTCCAAATTGAGGTTTGTACATATGTCTTATGTATTTTGAATCTGGATCATTTGATTCATCTTCAAATATTTTAAACGATATTTCTCCTCCATCATAATCATGATTTAAATACATATTGCATGTTACAAAAAATTTATCTCCTGGCTCTTCAGCTTTTTCTTGCTGAAAATCTGTGTGATGCCCCATGACTGATCCATTAGGCTGAAAGCTATCATGAGGAATATATTTAAGTAGAGTTGCGGTTTTATGGTTTACTGGAGACAATTCTGGTGGCGCTTCTCCTGTAAGTTCAAAATAATGTTTAGTCATATTATAAAAAACATCTTCTATGTAGTTGTAAAAAAATTTAAGCTTTTCATCTGTAACTTCGTCAAAATTAATATCTTGTTTAAATTCATTATATGGCAAAGCTCCTGGAACATTATGTGGTCTAGTAGCTTTAATTGGAAAGTTTGTTTGTTTGCCAAATGTGTACCAGTCTACCCATATACTATCAATAGACTTAATATGTTCAAAGCATTCCATAAAATAATCATTGTTGAAAACATTTTTGTAAACAATAATCTTTGGGGCTATTTTATAAAAATCTGTACCCTCAAGCATACTTGTTTCCCTTATCCCATTCTTCTTTCTGCTTTGCCTGTTCAATTCTAACTTGTTTTTCTTCTTCTTCCCATCGATCAAGTGTCTCTTGATCATAGACAAGCTCTTCGTAGTCCCAAAAAGAAACCATTGTATATCTTGTTCCAGCGGTTATTTCTGACACACCATGAATATTTTCATAGCCTCCTGGGAATACGTAATAAGAATATGCGTTTGGCTTAAAAGATAAATATGTTTTCATTTCATTATCTTTGTCACAAAAATAAAGGTCTCCGCCCTCATAGTCATTATTTAAATAAAGTATACCTACATATTTATTAATCTCAAAAGCATTTGGCTTTCCTGAGTTATCTGAATTATCTGAGTGTGGGCTTGCAAAGCCTCCAACATCCCATTTTTGTGCATGAGATGTATTTGCTCTAACCTTTCTATCAAAAACAGTTTCAACTGCTTCTTTGTACTTGTCTTTTAACTTGTCAAAAAATCCATCTGGCAGTCCAAACTTAGCCATGGTTTCCGAGTCTGTTTTAATTCCTTTACCCGATGATCCGTAAAATGCAATGTCTCCCCACTCTACGTCACAATTCTCAAAAAAGTTAATCATCTTTGTAACTATTTCTGGATCAATAAAATCTGGTATTTCTACAACAGTATTACGATTTACTCCAAGTACTCCACGCTTGTTGTCTGAAAGTTCTTCGTCTTGAAGATATATAAATTGATCTTTATCTATAATGTCAATCATTCCGTCTATCATTAGTATTTACCGTTATCCCTTCCAAAAAATTCGTGAACTGATTCTCCGTCAATTTGTGCATTAAAAATTTCTTTTTTATATCTATCTTTTTCCATTTGTTCCCAGGTTTCTGCTCCAAATTTTTCTTTGTTTGCATGCCACTGGTCTGAACCTTTATCTTCAAATTCCCAAAAACACCTTATCATATATCTACGTGGCCCAAAAGATTTTCTTACTCCATGCATATATGGGTCTGATGATGGGAAAACAATAACATCTCCTGCTTGAGGTTTATGAGAAATATAATGATCATTAATCTTAAAACATATTTCTCCACCCTCATAATCGTCATTTAAATAAAATGTTGTTGTTAATCCAAATTTAACTCCTGGATTTTCTTTAAGAGGAACAACAAAATCAGTATGATAATTCATTGCGTAATGATCAGATATGCCTGAATCGTTTTCATATATGTTTATGGATGCTGAGCCTTTGCTATAATTTGGCAACTGTATATCTGGATTATTTTTAAGATAATGGCTTGTTACTTTATAAAATATATCGCCCACTTCTTCTGTTAATTCAGATTGAGATGAAATTGGACCCCAAGATCTAGCAGATTTATATTCTTCTAAAGTTGGGAATTTATCAAAATTAATTCTTTGCTCCATTAAAGAAAGCATAGATCCAAATGTATACCATTTTTCCCAGCCTTCTTGCTGTTTAGCTGATTCCAAAAATCCTTTTATGTCTTTAAATAAATTTCTATAAATATAAACTTTTGGATAAATTACTTCAAATTTAATTTCTTCTTCTGGTCTTTGTTTTTTAATTTTATGTGTATTATCACAATATGGATAAGATTGTGACCTTCCACAAACACATTGTTTGGTCATGGCTGTTTTTCTCCTGTATGCTTTAATATTGTCCAGAAAAATGGAATGACATATCTTATTCCGCTAGTTATTTCTTTTACCCCATGTATATAATTCATATCTCCTGGGAAAAAATATCCTGCTGCAGGTTTTGGTTTAAACTCTATTCCCTGATTAGGAAAATAAAGTTCTCCACCTTCGTAGTCGTCATTTAAATAAAATAAACCCGATAAGTCGTAGTATGGAAAATCATTTGCTTTGCCAGCATCTGGGCCAGTGTGAAGCTCTTTGTCTGCATGCGGTTCTTGTCTATATCCTGGAAGCCATCTGACTATTGCTGGGCTTGTTGGTAATGCATCAACTTTAAAATATTCGTCTACTTCTTTTTTAAGTCTTTCAACTATAGTCTCAATAACAACAGATATTTTTGGATCAAGTCTATCTAAAATAGGTCTTGATGCAACACGATTATCCCAATATGTGGAATCATAAATTACTGTTCCATTTTCATTGTAATGAGTTTCAGTTATATCCCATTCTTCAATAGATCTAGCTGATTCTAAAAGAAACTTATGTTCTTCTGGAGTCATAATATTTTCTCTAGACTGAATATGTTCTGAGGAATTTCCAAAAAATCCTGATGGAGTTATTGAAACTCTTTCGTTCCATCCCCAGTTGTTGGTTGATTTATTATCCATATATTTATTATACCATCCTAAGAATAGGTCCTTTTAGACCAAACTTCATTTTTATAGATACCGCCGTCTGGCTTTCTATATTTTGCTGAATTTGCAAGATTCTTTTTTTCTAGTCCTGAAGCTTTTTCAATTACAACTTCAGATTGCCAATCTTCTCTTTTAAATGGCAGCATTTGTGCATAAGGAGTGCCTGCTGGAATAATTCCAGTAAAACCTTTTATAAGAAAAAATGGCATAGATCCTGGTAGATTAACTTTGTCATTGTCTATAATTCCAGAGGTAGTTAGGAATGGGAGTTCAAATCTATTAAATGGTTGAGAATATAGAACGCTATATCCTTCTGGAGTTTCTATTGCCCAATCTGGAAACCATGCAAAATGAGTTTCATGATATCCTTGCGGATGTTTGAATTGAGGCATTGGTGGTCTAACTGAACAAAAATCTTGATATCTTTTATCTGAAACTTTAGCGGTTATAGCGCCAAAATCTCCTGGAATAAATTCAATATCGCATGGAGTCTTTAAAGTATATCCTGTTCCCATTATATCAAATATTGCTGGACAAGCTTTCCATGTAGGTATTTTTCCACCACCTGGATTTTCCCAAAATTCTCCATCTGGTTTTTTAGCAAATCTATCTGCTTTCCTATACCATTCTGGAATACTTTTAATTATTGGTTCTGGTTTAGAATTACTATCTTTATTTAGCCATGGTCTGTTTGATACGAATTTAATCGTTAGTGCCACATTGTTTCCCGTCTTTAACATATACAGTCTTAAGCTTAAGTGCTTTGACTTCATGCTCTCCGACAGATTCACCTTTTTCATTTATGGCGTCTCTATACCAATCGGTCCACTCGCCTAAAGCAGTTTTTAATGCAGAAGCATTTCCATATGCTTGAGCTGCTTTTTCGGCAACTGGGTTGCTAACATAATCATCAACATTTATAACAGAGTCTTTTAGCTGACCTAATGATATTGGAATAATTGCTGCAATTATTTGTCCTGCTTTTATAGTAATTTCTTTATTGGCAGTTGTAACTTTTATTGCAAGCGGTAGTGGATGTGGATAAAAAGATGTAGATATTACAGAAGAAATAACTTCAAAATCTCTATTAAAAAAGTTTGGAGGATTTATGGCTAATAGGCTTAGGTTTTTATCTGTAACAAATTTTAAATTTGTATTAAAGCTTACAGTCGATTGTCCTCTACCTGTATAACACAACTCTTCTCCTTCTAATATTTTTACACGATCTGCTGAATGATCATTTACGCCATCCCAAATAAATTTAATATCAGCTTTTGCTGAAATTGCCCATCCTATAGTGTTTGCCAATGTAACTGGAAAACAATGGTATGCATGTTTATCAAAAGTTTCATCCATCCAGTCTCTGACAACAGACAAAGGTTCTACAACAAAAGCTGTTGGAGAAGTTCTATAGGCATTTATTTGATTACTCATTAGTCACCAGTCTCAACAAACATTTCCTGTGTATGAAATTTTGCGCTATAGTCTAACATTGTAACAATTGAATATTTAGTTCCTGATATAACTTTTTTAGCCTGATGGGGGTACATAAAGTTAGATGGAAAAATATAAAGATCTCCAGCTTGTGGTTTGACGTTTAGATTTTGCAATCTAAAATAAAGCTCTCCCCCTTCATAATCATCATTAAAATATCCAACAAGAGATACTGTGCAATTATATGAATACCCATGATCATGATGTTCCATGAAGTGATTTCCTGGCGTATATCTAATAAAATTAAATGCTTCCCAATATCTTAAGTTATGAATGTTATAGGTTCTGCAATAATCACGAACTGCTTGATATTGAGGATCATAGCATTCTTGCCATATATCTCTTAGTTTATTATCCGCTTCACGTTCACCGTAAATATCTGATTTTTTATATTTAAAATCTACACAGTCTCTATAATCTGGCATTCTTTCTTGATACCCAACATAGGCTGGCATCCAATCATATTGATTGTCTTTTTCTTCAAGAATTGCTTCTAGTCTAGCAGGAATATCTCCGCCTTTTGGTAATACATTTCTGTAACACCAAATTCCACTACCTAAATCAATTTTTTCAGTCCAAGTTTGTTTTATTGGTCTATGCTGCTCAGCTTCCCATTCGCTAATATACTTTTGGTCTTGCAGCTTTTTAATTTCTTGAGCTGGGTCTATCGGTTCCATTTTTCTCCTTAGTACGGTGAAGATGCTGCTGCAGCAGCATTTTGAATATGTCCCTGATGAGCCATATCATTTAAATCCATCATTACAACAACACAATATTTTGTTCCTGATTTTATTGGAAGAGATGCATGTTCATAAATATAATTTGATGGGAATATTGCTATGTCCCCTGATTTTGGTTTAATTATTTTATTGTCCATTCTTGGGAACCATATCTCTCCGCCTTCGTAATCATCATTTAAATAAATTACTGCAGATACTGCTGCTTTATACATTGGTCCATCGTCTGCATGAACTTTAAATTCTTTGCCTTCGCCTTCATATTTTACAAAATTAAACACTTCATAGTAAGTTACATTAATTCCCCAATATCTACAATAATGATCTACACAAGCCTTTAACTTTTTATAAATTTCATCATAGACTTGCCATAGCTCACTATTTTCTTGATTTTGCGTTCCGCCTAATGTACTATAATTCATTTTAAAATCGACACAGTCTCTAGCTTTTTTAATTGGTTGATCTGAATTAGTTACACGAGCTTCATTCCAAAAATATCTAGTATCTGGGTTTAAATTTTTTTCAAGAGTATCAATGTACCATTTTATCCTTGCAGGATCTAAAGCCTGATTATATAAATCTAATCCTAAGCCTTCATTTGTTATTTTTATATTGCCAAACATATTGTCTGATTTTCTATTAGAAGAAGTTTCAGATCTATCTTTGTCAAACCAGTCATCTTGTATATTGCTCATGCTTAAAGTATAGCATTTTACATTTATAGATACAACCCTTAATATAAATAATAAAGGGGGCTAGCTCTCGCTAACCCCCTTTATTTTATTTATTTTAAGATATTACTATGTAGTTTCCTGCTATGAACCATTGTGAAGGTTCGCATCTGATGTCATAAACATCCTTGGCTGGAAGCTTTTCTATAGTTTCAACTGTTTCAAATAGTATCTCACAAGATTCTATTCTCAATGTTACAAGTATGTCTCCAACTTGAACCTGGCCAGTTTCTTTATATTTAATTAAGTCTCCATCTTTTACAAAGATTGGCTGTCCTTCTGAGAATAATGTCTCAGAGTCATTGAACTTAATTAGGTCTTTTTGACTTACCTCATGCTTGACAACTGTTGTCTCGCTAAGAGTTACTTTGTCTTTTAGTGTTATATCTGAAGCCATGTCACCATTATTTAATTCAGATGGATCTATTGTAAGAAGTATATCTCCTACCTTTACATCCTTTGCAAGGATATATCCATTTGGTGTTAATAATTGTGAATCTTCTTCGATACAATACTTGGACTTAAAGTATGGTCCAAATGATGGTGGGAAGAAAGGTCCAAACCCTGGTGGGAAGAACGGTCCAAACCCTGGTGGGAAGAACGGTGGGAAGAACGGGAAGTACGGGAAGTACGGTGGGAAGTATGGTGGGAAGAATGGGAAGTATGGGAAGTAAGGTGGGAAATATGGTGGGAAGAACGGGAAGAACGGGAAGTAAGGTGGGAAATATGGTGGGAAGAACGGGAAGAACGGGAAGTATGGTGGGAAGAACGGGAAGTACGGTGGGAAGTATGGTGCGGTAGTTGTAATACTGTTACCAGATACTGAGTACGGACCATTTCCATTTGCATTTTTTGCAAGTACTTGATAAGTCTGTGCTGTTCCTGCTGTTTCTGAAATTGTAGCAGAAGTTGTAGATCCGTCATAATCATATGTTGGTCCATCTGACGATTTAAGAGTATATCCAGTAATAGCGGTTCCGCCAGTGTCTGACGGTGCTGACCATGAAACAACATCTTGGTTAGCATTTGGAGATGCTGCAGTCGGTGCTGATGGCGCATTAGGAAGTGTTGTTGGAGTAGCTGCAGAGGAAGTAGTTGGTAAGCTATTTCCTGCTGCATTTGATGCTACTACCCGAAATGTATAAGATGTTCCTCCAGCTAAACCAGGAAAAGTAAATGATGTATTTACTGTACTTTGTGTAGTTGTAGTTGGTGTTGATGTAATTGTATAAAGTGTTGCTGGCGGAGATGCTGCTGGTAAAGACCAAGTTAGGTTTACTGATCCACTTCCGCTAGCTCCGCCATTTACTGCGGTAGCAGCTAAAGATGTAACTGCATTTGGCTCTAAGAAGTTATCCTGGGCCGATGATTTAATACCTATCTTTTTATTTGCCATTTTTATCTCCTATTTTTAATATTATTAAGCTGAAAGGTCTCCGACAAGTACCCAAGTATCTGTCGCTCTCTTTATTAATGTTGCTGATGACCATTGTGCACGAAGCTTTAATCCTGGAGTTGCGTTAATTGTAACTCCAGAAGCTGCTGCTACGTCTACTGCACCTGCTCCAACTCTTAATACATCTATAGATGTTCCTACTGGATAAGCAATTGTTGCATTTGTTGGAACTGTCAATGTAGTTGCTGAAGCTGAGTTCATTTCAATCATTGAGTCACGTTCTGTAAGTGCTGCAAGTGTATAGTTTGCTGTCTTTTGTGAAATTGTTGTGCGTGATGGAACGCCTTCTTTTGTTTGTGTTCCATCTGTAAACGCTATTCCTGCTGCTGCAACCGTTACTGTACCAGTAAATGTTGGTGAAGCAATTGGAGCTTTAAGAGCAATTGAGTTTGTAACTGTTGTTGAGAAAGCTGCATCGTTTCCAAGAGCTGTTGCCAACTCATTAAGAGTATCAAGTGCTGCAGGTGCTGAGGCAACAAGATTTGAAACTGCTGTTCCTACGAATGCAGTAGTTGCAATCTGAGTTGTTGCTGTACCAGCAGAAGCGGTAGGTGCTGTTGGTGTACCAGTTAGTGCTGGTGAAGCCAATGGAGCCTTTAAGTCAAGTGCTGTCTGTGCAGCTGTTGAAACTGGCTTAGCTGAATCTGCTGTATTATCAACTGATCCCAAACCAACCATTGCTTTTGTAATTCCATTTACAGTTCCTGTAAAGGTTGGATTAGCAAGTGGAGCTTTAAGGGCTACGTTTGAA